TAATATACTCATGGCAAGATCAAATACTCAAACAATTGGTAGCATACCACCACAGCTAATCTGGACTATCGTTCGTGGAGACACTGCGTCATTCAGAGTTTTTGTCACCGACGATGCAAAGCAGCCAATCAACGTTGCAGACTGGACCATCGAGGCAGACGTGAAGAGAGGCTCAACCCTAGTCTTGTCGTTGCTACCAGAGGCAAAAGAATCTGACGGACCTGGAGAGTTTACCGTATCGCTAACAGACTCAGAGTCAGAAATGCTAGAGACAGACGACGTGTTTGACATTCAACTATCTAGCCCAGGATATGTTTGGACAGTTGCCCAGGGCAAGATGAATGTAATTGAGGATGTGACTGACTAGTGGCAAAAGCTACAATGTCAGCAACCAGTTATCCTGTTACCAAAAAGATAACTCAGGTATCAAATCCAAAAACAGTAAAGATATCAGACAACACTAAAAAGATAAAACTATCTCAGCAACTACCATTCAGAGTTAAGTTTTTCCAGGGTAGGATGTCAGCATTTGGTCAGAACAACCCAGCACCCATCGGCATAGCCGTCATCGGTATTAATAACTATATTCTTTAAGATAACTGCTATAATAGTAATTATGGCAAGAACAACCCTATCTCAAGTAAAATCCAAGTTTGAATCTGGCGACAGACCGTCACAATCAGACTACTTGGACCTAATTGACACCCTTGTTCAACAAGCTACTGACCTTGGTACTTCTGGAAACAATGAGAGCTCCGTCAGCGGAATTGAAAACGAGACAACCATAGACTCGTATGATTGCACTGTTTGGAGATATGTTAAATATCTAGTTACCATCTCCAAGACATCAAGTAGCGACTTTTATGCCACAGAATTGTCGATTCTCTTTGACGGTACGAACGTACAGGTCTCTGAGTATGCGACTTTGGACAACAATGGGAATATGGGAACCATTAGCGTCTCTAAATCTGGAGATACGATATCACTTATTGTAACTCCAGGAACAATTAAGCCAGTCACCGTTCGATTTGCTCGAATGGGACTTAAGGCATAACTAAGGAGAAAAAATGGCAACAGTAAACAAAGACTTTAGAATTAAAGCAGGTCTTGTAGTTGAAGGTGCTAACGCTACAGTTAATGGTGAAGATATTATCACTACTGGTAGCAGCACAGACAACCTACAAGAAGGTACTACCAATCTATATTTTACAAACCAGAGAGCACTTGATGCTGTAGGTGGAGACATTTCTTCAGCAGTTTCAACAGCAATCAATGCACTGACCACAGACGACATTGAAGAAGGTTCTAGCAACCTATACTTCACCGAGGAACGTGCACAGGACGCTATTGGTGCAGCCGTTGCAACCAGTACTCAGTCTGGAATTACAGTAACCTACGACGACACCGACGGAGAGCTAAACTTCTCTGTTGCTGACCAGTGGACTGGCAAGACAACTGATGATCTTTCAGAAGGTGTGACTAACCAGTACTTCACTAATCAACGTGCTCTAGATGCTACAGCATCTGCATACGATGCAGCAGGATCTGCAACAACTGCAGAGAACAATGCAAAGGCTTACGCAGATGGTCTTGCTACAAACTATGACGCAGCAGGCGCAGCAGCAACAGCCGAGGCAAATGCTAACTCTTACACAGACACTGCAGTTGCAAACCTTGTTGACGGTGCCCCAGCACTTTTGGATACTCTAAATGAGCTTGCAGCAGCCATCAACGATGACGCATCATTTGCATCAACAATCACAACGTCTATTGGCGAAAAGGTAGCTAAGTCTGGCGACACCATGACTGGCGAGCTAGTTCTAGCAGCAGACCCAACTCAGGCACTTGCAGCAGCAACTAAGCAGTATGTAGACTCAGCAGCTTCAGGTGCATATAACGATGCTATTGCTCAGGCAGATACAACTGCTCAGGGTTATGCAAATACAGCAGAGAACAATGCAGAAGCTTATGCAGACAGCCTAGCTGTCAACTATGAGCCAGCAGGTGCAGTTTCAACAGCCATCAACGCACTAACAACATCAGACATTGAAGAGGGAACAAACCTCTACTTTACTGACGAACGTGCTATCGATGCAGTTTCTGCAGCTGATATCTATCCAAACGCAGTTATCGTTAACAACGTTTCGAAGACAGTAGCAAATACTCAGTCAGTAGCAACAGCTTCAACCGTTTCAGGAATTACCTGGGCAAAGGCTGACTACCGTTCTGCAAAGCTGGTAGTTAAGGCATCAACTGCTTCACACTCACAGGTATCTGAGATTATGGTTACACTAGACTCTCTAGACAATATTGCAATTACTGAGTTCGGAATTGTGTATACTGATACAGAGCTAGCAACTATTACCGCAGATGTTTCTGGCACAGACGTAAGAGTCCGTGTCACAACTCTAAATGCAACAACAGCTGTGACTGTAGTAGGAACGCTGCTAGTATAATAAGGCATATGGAGGATCAGTAGTGGCTATCGTAAACAAAGACTTTAAGGTAAAAAACGGCATTCAGGTAGCTGAAGGCGGTACCTTTGGTGGTCCAGTTGTTGTCGGTAGCCCTACTGACCCTTCACACGCAACACCTAAGTCATATGTAGATGCCCTATCTGGCAAAGAGACATATGCAGACTACCTAGCCCCACAAAATGTTTCTAACGGAGCAGTCTGGCTAGACATGGATAGCGAACAGCTAAAAGTTTATTACGGTGGCGTTTGGTTTATTGTTGGTCAGATATCATCTTACCCAGATGGCGGAACTCCAGACCAAGCCTCATTTGAGAGCACCGTAGATGGTGGCTCTGCATACACGACCGAATTCGAGTATTCTCTCGATGCTGGTTCAGTTTAATAATTATGTTATAATTAGTATAGAAGTGTGGGTAAACCCCATTAGGAGAATTTAAACTATGGCAACAAGAATGCAGCAACGAAGGGGAACAGCCTCTCAGTGGACTACTGCTAACCCAGTGCTTGCAGCTGGAGAGATTGGCTTTGAGACAGACACCAGTAAGTTTAAGATTGGTGATGGCTCAAGTACATGGTCTGCTCTGCCATACTTTACTAACCTAGATGCCATTGTGGCAGGTGCTCCAGGTGCACTAGATACCCTGAATGAACTGGCTGCAGCTCTTGGCGATGACGCTAACTTTGCAACTACTGTTACAAACTCTTTGGCTGGTAAGGCAGGTGTCCTTACAAAGACCGATGCCGAATGGTCTGGAGATACAACTCTTATTCCTGTAGGAACAGTTGCCTATAACTCAACAAACGATCAGATTAAGATTGGTCTTGGAGACCTAACTTGGTCTCAGATATCGCACGTCGTTCATGCAGATGACCTAGATTCAGCAATTCAGGCTGCAGTCTCTGGAGTCTTGGCAGACACCACCTTCAGCGGAACTATTGTCTTGCCATCAACTACCACTATCGGTGACGTATCTGCTACAGAAATTGGGTACCTGGATGGAGTCACTTCATCAATCCAGACCCAACTAAATGACGTAGCTTCAGATGCAACATATGCATATAACACTGTCACAACACACGAGACATCAAAGGCTGATGTGGCATCACCAACATTCTCTGGCAACGTAGTGTTGCCAACAACAACTTCTATTGGAGACGTATCTCCAGCAGAAATTCTTACGCTAAACGGTGTTACAGGAGCAATCCAGACACAGATAGACGCAAAGCTAGCGACAACAACAGCAGCAAACACATATGCTCCGATTAACGACCCAGTGTTTACTGGAGTTGCAGACCTTCCAGCAACCACAAACATTGGAGATGTCTCTGGTACAGAGATTTCCTACCTAAATGGAGTTACCTCAGCAGTTCAAACACAGCTAGATGCCAAGGCACCAATCAATAGCCCAACATTTACTGGAACTGTTTCTGGAATCACAAAAGACATGGTTGGCTTGGGTAACGTAGAGAACGTTTCAGATGCCAATAAGCCAATATCTACAGCAACCCAGGCAGCACTTGACCTAAAGGCTAACCTTGCTGGAGCAACCTTCACTGGAGACGTTACTGTAGAGACAAACTTAGTTATTGACGGTAACCTAACCGTAACTGGAACGACCACAACTGTAAATGCAGCTGACCTAGTTGTAACAGACCCACTTATTTATATTGGCGAGGGTAACAACGCAAACCTAGTAGATATCGGTCTTGTTGGATCATTTAATGATGGAACTTATCAGCATGCAGGTTTTGTTCGTGATGCCTCAGCAGGTACATGGAAGCTATTTAAGGGCGTGACCGACGAACCAACAACTACTGTAAACTTTGGTCAGGGTTCTCTAGATGATCTAGCCCTGGACCAGCTAAGTGCAAATGGAATCGTATTTACGGACGGTGAGCAGACCAAGCAGGGTGTTCCATCGATAACTCCAATTATTCAGAAGACAGCATCTTATACTCTGTCCCTACTGACAGAAAGAGATAACCTAATTGAGGTAAGCTCTAGCTCTGCTACGACTCTTACAATTCCTACAGATGCAACTCTAAACTTCCCAGTAGGAACATCTATCGATATTCTTCAGACTGGATCTGGTCAGGTAACAATCGCAGGGGCAGGTGGCGTAACAGTCAACTCAACACCAGGACTAAAGCTCAGAACTCAGTGGTCATCAGCAACTCTATTCAAGAGAGCAGCTAACACTTGGGTAGTCTACGGAGACTTGACCGCATAGGAAGGTATGACAGATGGCACAGAATAAAAGAGCAGGTAGAAAATCACTAGCACAGAATGACTTCATTCCACCGCTAGCCCCTATTAGCGTGTCTGGCACCGATGTAGGCTCAGCCAGGGCTTACAACAATGGAGCTGTCTCTGTGTCTTTCTCTATGCCATCTGGGTCTCCAGCTGCAACTTCTTACACTGTAACTGCATCTCCAGGAGGAGCAACCGCTTCTGGCTCTTCATCGCCAATTACTGTAACTGGATTGGCAAGCAACACTTCCTATACTTTTACAGTAACTGCAACAAACGCTTATGGAACATCTTCAGCTTCTTCAGCTTCAATGGCTGTAACTGCTACAACTGTTCCAGCAGCACCAGGTGCACCAACAGCTACTGCTGGTGTTAATCAGGACACTGTTTCTTGGAATATTCCAAACAATGGTGGCAAGGCAATCTCTCAGTACTTCTGGCAGTCATCTGACGGAAAGTCTGGAACTACATCTAATACATCTGTAACTGTTGCTCAGGAAGCAAATACTGCCCAGACATATCAGGTTCTAGCGATTAATGCCAATGGCTCAGGAGCACTGTCAGCATCTTCAAATAACGTAACTACCCAGGCTCCGTTCTTTCCTCCATTCTTCCCATTCTTCCCAAGCTTTGGACCGTTCTTCCCACCATTCTTCCCATTCTTCCCACCATTCTTCCCAAGCTTTGGACCTTACTTCCCACCATTCTTCCCAAGCTTTGGACCGTTCTTCTGTCCAGAATGCACCAAGGGCTGTCCATGCTAGTAGCCATATGTTATAATTAACGTATGACAAATTGGTTTGAACTAGATAGAAGCGAAACAGACACAAATAGGAAAGCTGACCGAGCTATTGGAGACGGTATTACGGTTATCAATCCTGCTCTAGGGATTAACATCTATAGAAATGCCATTCCAAAGAACGCTGGAAAGAGCTATATCTCTACACTAGAGAACTCTCTAAATGGGCAAACTCCATACAGCTGGTCAGGCGCAATGGTGACCGAAGCTGACGAGGTGGTCTCATCAGCAAGAAACTGTCTAGACTTTAAGATTCGCAAAGGCTCTCTTGGTCCAGAAACTGCAGACAATGTTCAGCTTTATGCTATGCATGAAGACGCTTTTCAGAAGATACGCACATGCACTAATGACTACTCATCTGCATGGGGCGTTGGTATCCAGTACTTTGAAGCATTCAACTTTGTAAAGTATGATGGTCCAGGAACTCACTTCAAGATCCACGCTGACCATGGTCCAGCATACGTAACTACAGTTTCTGTGGTAGCATATATCAACGATGATTACGAGGGTGGAGAAATTTACTTCCCAAGGTTTAATCTAACAATTAAACCAGAGGCTGGAGACGTTGTGGTGTTTCCATCAACGTATATCTATGAGCATGCATCGCAGGACATGATCTCTGGCACTAAGTACGCTATCGTAGTCATGACAGACTACAACTCAAGGGGTAATCTAAGAAATTACAACTATAGAGACTCAGACAATCAACTATCATATTAAGGACTATTAACATGGAAAACATTCACGAGAGAATTCAGAAGTATTACGAGATCGAAGAACAGACCTGGTCGTCTGTAGAGGATTTTGGAAGCGGTATTGTGGTCTACAGAGACGTTCTTCCAAAGGACATGGAAATTATTACAAGGCTAGAAGAAGTTCTGAATGCTGACTCTAATCCATACTCATATAGCGAGGCAAAGGTAGGATACGGAATGCGTATGCCAGAATACCGTGACTGCCAAGACTTTAAATTTAAAAAGACAGACATCTCTGGAGATCAGTCAGAAGCATCCCTGAAGCTACAGCAGCTTTGGGACGAAGTATATTTTAGACAGCTTCAGGCAGTAAAGCACTACTCCAGAACATACAACATTGGAGAGCTTCGCTACTGGGAAGCTATGAACTTTATTAAGTATGGTCCAGGTCAGCACTTCCAGGAACACCACGACAACGGGTATTCGTACAACTGTATTCTATCAGCAGTGTCTTATCCAAATGACGACTATGAAGGCGGAGAGCTTTTCTTTAGGTTGCAGAACCTAAACATTAAGCCAAAGGCAGGAGACCTTTACCTATTCCCATCAAACTTTATGTATCCGCACAGAGCAATGCCAGTGCACAGTGGAACCAAGTATTCGATCGTAACGATGCTTGATTACTCTGAGAAGTACCACAAGGCAGAGTTCTACCAAGAAACTGGTGACTAATGCCAAACATTATTGCATATCAAGACCCAGGTACAATTGGGGTTTTAGAGCAGTTGCCAATGAAGCGAGACTGGATGGACTTCACGTTCGACAGACATGCCTACCACTGCTTCCCCATATCTCTTGCCAATAGACTTGGCTGGGGTATATCATTTAAGGAAGACATACGATTTATCTGGGATGGCATTAACGACTCTACTGCTGGACACGTACAAGTTCTTAGCGGTGGTCAATACGTTCACTCATATCGTGGCAATAGAACAATTAGCTTCAACACAGGGTTTACGTTCAAGTCAGATGAGAACGTAACCATCCTAACTATGCCAGTTCCAAATCAATTCATTGACGGTGCCCAGTGCATAACTACACTGACCAGCACTTCTGTAATGCCTGGAGAGCTTGCGGTAGCTTGGATGATCACAAGTCCAAACCAGGAGATTGTGATTCCTGCAGGTACTCCAGTAGCAGCAATCCTTCCAATATCACTGACAGACATCCAGTCATTTGAGATGACGATTAAGCCAGCTAATGAGTTGTATACTCCAGAGCGTAATGAGTACATGCAGAAGCGTGGAGAGGTTGCTCAAGAGAAGAACTCTCGTGGCGACTGGACGCACTTCTATAGAGATGCTAAGGATCACCTTGGCAATGATGTTGGCAAGCACGAGGCAAAGAAAATTATTCTAAAAACTACAGAGGTAAAGTAATGCAATCAATTAAGTTCGTATCAAATAAGTCATGGCTGAACGATGACAGCGTATCTAAGCCATCACCAACACTAAAGACTATTCCAGACTGGTATAGAAATGCGGATAGGTTTGCACAAAGACCAGATGGTGAGCACTGGATTGGTCAGGATGGCGGAAAGGTTCCTACATGGAAGGCTTGCCCAGCAATCTACGACATCATGGGTAGCGGATATGTTTACAAGACACCTTGCGACATAGAGTTCTATGTTGGACCTAATGGCATACTAACAGCAAAGATAGAAGACCCGAACTACTCACACTTCGTGATGCCTCGTGGACCAATGCCACAATTCCCAGTGCCACACGGATATGATGCTATTCACTTTGCTTGGTGGTCAGACTGGGCGGTAGAGTTGCCAGAAGGCTATAGTGCTATTTATACTCAGCCACTAAACAGATTCGAGCTACCCTTCCTGACAACTGCTGGTATTGTAGATAATGACAAGGTCAACCTGCCTGGAACAATGCCATTCTTTATTCAGTCTGGATGGACTGGAGTTATTCCTGCAGGAACTCCGTATGCACAGATTATGCCATTTAAGAGAGAAAGCTGGACATCAGAGTTCGAGTTCATAAAAGAATCTGAAGTGATTCGTGAAAAGAATATGAAGAATGCTGAGAAGTACCGTGTCCCAAATGGTGGGGTATATCAAAAAGAAGTCTGGGAACGAAGAAAATACGAATAGTGTATAATTGACCTATGACAAGACACAATGACCCAGTCTCAATAACGCCATCAGGATTCTTTGGTTCAGGACCAGAGATGATCGGTGGCATTGAGCCTTTTTTGACAGAACTAGAGATCGAAACTCTAAACAATTTTATTAGAAATAATGATCAGTGGGATGTAACTGAAACTAGGTACAACGACGAGGGTACTGTAATCTACGAGTCAACCTATTGGGAAAATCGTGTAGCAACTATGCCAACACTAACAAAAGCAGACCCAGAGATCGTAGAAATGATCCTGTCAATTATCGCTAGACTAAAGCCCGAAGTCGATAAGTTCTTTAACGTAGATGCTAGCCCAACTTCTCCAGCCATGGTTCGTTGGCTTCCAGGACAGCTTCAAATGCCACACGCAGATAAAGAGTTGCACGTAGGGGATGATGCAGGAAAGCCAAACGATTTCCCATGGTACGACCTAGCCACTATCATCTATATTAATGACGACTATGAGGGTGGAGAGCTTTACTTCCCAAATCAGGATATCCAGTTCAAGCCAAAGAAGGGTGCCGTATATTTCTTCCCAGGAGACAAGAACTACGTTCATGGTGTTACGGTGCTAGAGTCTGGAATTAGGTACACTTGTCCGTTCTTCTGGACAATCAACTCACACAAGGATACCAAGTAATGTTTCTGACCACAGTTGACAAGGGTAGCTTTAATTACTATAAAGACGAGCCAATCGAGAACAGTGTGCTGGGAATTAAAGACAATAGAATCGTAGAGGTTCCAAACTTTGTAACACGAGAGGCAGCAGATAGCATGATCGCCTATTTCGATGCCAAGGCAGCTGACTGGGGAGACATAGCATTCTATGGATCCGAGGGCATGGGGCTGCTTCCAAACGATCCAGAACTCGCTGTCCATAATCTGCCAGGCACATTCTTCGACGACCTGAGAGAATCCTTTAAGGTACACGTTGCTGAGATATTCGAGAGGGACGTGAGACCAAATACTTCACACGCACAAAAATGGAATGTTGGCGGTTTTGCAAATCCACACTCAGATAACTCAGACACACATGGCGAGCCAAATGCGTTTGAGATAAATAAGTACGTAGGAATCCTATACCTAAATGATACCTATGGTGGAGGAGAGCTCTACTTCCCAGATCACGATATAGAGTTTAAGCCAAACGCCCTATCATACTACGTCTTTCCAGGTGGAGTAGAGAACATTCATGGAGTTAGAAAGATTACAGATGGCACTAGATATACAGTCGTTTCTTTCTGGGACTTTAAAGATGCCGAATACTCAGCCGAGCGTAAGCAAGAATGGGAAGAAGAATTTAAAAGGGTTCGTGCCGAGCAAGCAAAGCAAAAAGAGCAATGGCTAAACGGTAACGAGCATGCCTAACTGGACAGCCAAGACCATATACTCGGATAGCATCTTTTATTACGAGGGTATTGTCAAGGATACCCAAAGGCTAGTCGAAGCTATAGAGTCAGAGCAAGGTCTAACAGAATCATCGCTAATATCAACATGGCATGACTGGAAGGCATCAGACTCGTCAGAGTTTCAGTTTGGTATGCGTAAGATGACAAACGAATCTGCATACGATCAGGCATCAGAGTCATCAAAGCTAGTCTTCGATACCATCAGGGCTGCACTCGAAGAAACTGCAAAAGACTATTGCGAAAGCCTGAGCATCCCATCTGGAAAGCAGGCACCTATAAGCATTAGCAAGTATTTTGTAGATGCATTCATGGGACCACACACAGACTCGTCCCCAGAGCCTACGATAGAGCACATATCGTCAGTACTATATTTAAACGATGACTATGAAGGTGGAGAAATTCACTTCCCAAATCAGGGGGTATTCATAAAGCCAAAGGCAGGAAGTATAGTCGTATTCCCATCAGTACCGCCATTTACACACGAGTCTAAAAGAATAGTTCGTGGCACTAAGTACATGTCCCCAGGCTTCTGGAGCATCATTGACTAAATAATTTAGTCATGTATGGTAAACTATACATGGTGAAATATGTCTAGTCCTTCCAACCTTTATGCAGAAAAAATCTTTGCTGAACATCCAGCAGGGATGTGGTCTCTCGACGAGTCCGCTGACTACGTTTCGCTAATCTCAGAAAATGACAGGTCCCTTTCGACATGGACTGCATCAGGTGGAACATCTACCACAACTACAGTAAACTTTAAGCCACTAGATTCAGTGGTAAACCTAGTAACAGGTCATACTGGATCTACAGGAACAATAAAGACTGTACGATTTGTTGGTCCAGAAGTGTCTACCACATCCCTTAACTCAGACATTGGCACATTCTCTATAGGGTCATATGTTCAGTCAAAGACTGAGTACGTTTTGGGAGCCTACATTGGTTATACGTATCTAGACACAACCTCAGAGCAACAGGTAGACGTGAAAGAGTTCTTTGACATCCCCTCTGCAAATAAGTGGACGCTGCTATCACAAACCTTCAAGCTTCCAGATGAGGCTATAGACTTTAATCTACTATTCGAGATCGAATATTCTGGAGGAGATTCCTCTAATCAGTTCTGGGTAAATGGAATAACTATGGGTCAAAGATCCGAGGAATTTAATGCAACATCTCTTGGCAATAGTCCAGAAGAGATAGACAGCACTATCCCAATCAATGCTCCATACAACTTTGGTGTAAAAGCAATGGCTTATGGTAGCCAAGAGCTTTATGGATACTACCTATCAAACAACAATGCCTTGCTTGCAAAGAACTCTGGTGTCCCAATGGTATACGGAGCCTCTAATGTCAGCATTCTATACCCAAACAGCAACAACCCATCGTTGATCATCCCAAGCCTTGGATTCATGAATGATTCTGGAAAGTACAAATCATATACTGCAGAGTTCTGGTTGAGAGCAATCTCCGACACCGTTACCCCAAAGAGAATATTCGGTCCTCTGACATCCACAGATGGTCTATATGTAGACGGACCTTTTATAAAGCTAGTTATTGGCTCTAGCATAGGATCTCACTACGTTGGTGAGTGGGGCAGACCAATGCTGATAGACATCAGGTATGGAATAACATCAGCTAGCCTTCTGGTCAACGGGGAGCAGGTCATTTCCATAGACCTTGACGAGGACTCTATAGATTTTCCAGAGCAGGTAGTTAGTGGAAAGAGCCAAGAGTGGCTTGGATTCTATGCGTATTCGGATGTGTCTCCTGTAGAGCTAGACACTGTTGCAATTTATTCATATGAAGTGCCATCAGTTGTTGCCAAGAGAAGATGGGTATATGGTCAAGGTGTTAAGTACCCAGAGAATATTGAGAAGGCATATGCAGGAACATCGGTAGTCGTTGACTACGGATTCTCAGAGTACTCCAAAAACCAAAACTACCCACTTATGACTAGCTTTAGCAACGCTATCGTTAGCAACCTAGCGACAAGCGATAGGTCTATAGCTGCTCCACAGTACTCTCTACCAGAGGCGGTATTCCAGAATAACAAGACTACTTCTCAGTGGTACTCTCAGCTATCACAGACTCAAGACGAAGACGTAAACTACATAACCTTTAAGAATGGGTCATCTGTAGATAATGGATACTTGCTATTCAATAATATAAACATGCTGCTAGATGATACCGCAGCTATTTACGGTATCTTCAAGATAAAAGACTCGCTACCCACATCAGAGCAAGTCCTGATGCTATTTGAAGATCAGGTAACCCTAAACAAGTTCACGATATCCGTAACATCAAACAATATCGAGTATAAGCTAAAGTATGGAAATACTGAGTCAGTTATTTACGAGGCATGGGGTACAGATAGCTCAGACGGAACTATCGTTGGAGACCAGTTCACAGTTGGCTTCAATATTAAAAAGATGACTCAATATTTTGGTGGCAACCTACTATCATTCTTTGGAAACAAGTCACAGATATCTCTATTCGTTGGTGGTACCAAGGACTTTACCAAAACATTTTCTGGAAACATATACACTGTAGCATTCTGTAATGAAAGAAACTTCTCAAAGATTGAGCCTCTGTTTGGTGAAATGGGTGTGCCACTAGACTACGAGAACGTATTCGACCTATACTCAGGTGCCTCAATTCTAGACGCTGGGCTATACAGCACAACGCTTTGGGAGTATGTTCTAGACGGCGGAACACCAAATGACTTCATCACATCTTACGTAGCAGACCACACCCCTAGCTATGGTCTAATCCTGAAAGACTACCTTAGCAATCACTATCTAGATATTGCTGTAGAGGGATACTGGGAAGACTACATCCCAATGAGATACTTTGCTAAATATGTAGAAGACTCGAAGGGCGAGAAGTACTACGATGTTGACTTCGTACAGATCAACGTTGATTACCCTGCACCATCCATGTTTACAGAAGAAGAGACAGTTTCATCGTGGACCTATGGGGAACTCGAAAGATCCTTCGACGGAAAGACTTACGACCTTCTAGCAAACCATCTCTACACAGGCTACGATGACTACACAGACCTAATGGAGAAGTCTGTAAAGACATATAACTATAATACTGACTTTTCTCATGTAAAGACTTATATCACATTCCAGTATCTAGATTCTGGGGTAACGTCTCCAGCATCATACTTTACAACAACTGTCCCAGCACCTAAGAATAACGTCATTATCCCTGGATCAGACTGGATCAACACCAAGTACGAGATAGTCAACAATGCTATTGTCTACATGCCTAAAAACGTAAATGTTGCAGATATCGCTATCGTCACACACATCGAGGTTGACATCGACGGAATTAGCACTAGCCCAGTAGTGATCAAGAAGCTAGAGTATGCTGCCCAATCAATGAGCCAGAGCACACCGTCAAAGGTTGGTTCTAGATTTGGTGTTCCACTGTACCCATTCAGAAAGCTTGGGGTATACTACGACTATAAGAACTCCAACCCATTTAGCATCTACAAGGGCTCAACACCGTACCTGTACCTGAACAGATACTCTGGCATCGAGGTTAGAGGAGACTACTCACACAAGGTATCACGAGGTTTATACATTCCTGTGAATGAGTTTAAATCAGATAACTACAAGGTTATTGCTATGCAGGCATCCCTTAGATACGACCAAGACTTCTTTGCCTATGGAGAGACTCAGATATTTGAGATCCAAGACAAGCTAAACAACTACATTAAGTTTTATCTAACTCCTATCGACAAGGATGGTAAACGTGCAAAGATTTATGCAGTCAACGCAAAGACAGGCAGCTTTGAGAATGGAATTGGTTTCTACGTAAACGGTAAGATAGTCAAGGACCCAATCATAACCGTTAAAGAATGGATGATGCTTGGAATCAGCTTTGGAAATACCCTAGAGTTTTCTAACTATGTTGGCGGTATTAGAATCGTTGGACCAATGCTGTTCAACAACATCTCCTTCTACCAGTCAACAAGCCTACAGGAAGTCTCTAGCGTAGCAAAGAGACCATGGCTTAAGGTTAAGCAATCTGGGGTAACTCAGCTAGAGTGGTTCTTCTGGAACGTACCTACCTACAACTGGAACAGAGTTCTCATCCTCTCTGACATAACTTACTATGGCGTAGACCCACAAGATCTATTCAAGGCATTCACTGGAACTAACAAGATCATTTCTGGTGACAATGTTACCTTTAGACTAAATAATTACAGATATAGAGCATATGATGCAGTTTCGTGGCAGTCACAACAGATAAAACCTGCATAATATGGTATACTTGTGGTTATGAACGAAAAATTTCCTGGTCAAATTGGTGAATCCAAACTTACAGTCATAGACAAGCACTACGATTGGGGTATCTATGTTTGGATTAAAGCAAACGGTAAGCCATTTACCGATGGTCAGGGTGGAGTTCTTAACATACCGTCTCATAGGGGTGATGGTCTGCAGCTAGAGAAGCTTCGTAGAGAGGCTGCTGCTCTTGGTCAAGAAGAAGGACATGCTGAATTTTTTGCAGGTATGTCTAGAATCAGCGATGAAGAGTATAGCGAGCAGGTAGAAAGAATGCAGCAGGGGCTTATTCCTAATCTAAATGATCTTGGTGCTGTAATGGATGCCAAGAAGACTCTTGAGCTATATGGAGATGAAGAATAATGCAAGAATATTACATTAATGCCAGTATCGATGAAGGTCAGGTTGAGCCAAATCAGTTTAAGAGCCAGGACCCATTCAACAAGTCTTGGGATGCTCTAAAGGGACTGTCTGGACTAGACAAGAACTTTAAGCGTCGCTCTGACAGAATTCAAAAGTCTGTAGATATTACAGCACCTGCCTATCAGGACAGTGCCCTTGCTGTCCGATCTGGTGTTGATGGCGCAAAGTCTAAGGAGATTATTCCTGGCTCTGTTTATAGCAACGGTTACAGCATGTTCGATGTCATTACCCCACCATGGAACCTATACGAACTAGCAAACTTTTACGACACCTCATTTGCCAACCACGCAGCCATTGATGCGAAGGTAGAGAACATTGTAGGTCTCGGTTACGACTTCCACATCACTAGCTATGCTCAGATGATGATTGAGGGCAACGCCAGCGACACTGCAAGAGACAAGGCAAGAAAGCGCATCGAGCGAGCCAAGATCGAAATGCTTAACTGGGTAGAAAACTTAAATGACGATGACTCGTTCACCACAACCATGATGAAGGTTGTCACAGATCTTCAGGCAACTGGTAACGGATACCTTGAAATCGGTAGAACTACAAGTGGTGACATTGGTTACGTCGGTCACATTCCATCTACAACCATGCGTGTACGCCGTCTTCGTGACGGATATGTTCAGATCATTGGGCAGAAGGTTGTCTACTTCAGAAACTTCGGGGCAAAGAATCAGAATCCTGTAACGTCTGACCCACGTCCAAATGAGATTATTCACTTTACAGAATACTCACCACTAAACACTTACTACGGTATCCCAGATGTCATGTCAGCAATTGGTGCTCTTCATGGAGACCAGCTAGCTTCACAGTACAATATCGACTACTTTGGAAACAAGGCAGTTCCTCGATATGTTGTGACACTAAAGGGAGCTAAGCTGTCGTCAGACGCAGAAGACAAGCTATTCGCATTCCTACAGACAGGCTTGAAGGGGCAGAACCACAGAACCCTATACATTCCACTCCCAGGAGACTCTGACAACAACAAGGTAGAGTTTAAGATGGAGCCTGTTGAGAATGGTGTCCAGGAGGCATCTTTCAATGACTACAGACTACGTAACCGTGATGATATCTTGGTTGCACACCAGGTTCCGCTATCAAAGATTGGTGGTGGAGACTCTTCTGCAATCGCAGCAGCTATCGCTCAGGACCGTACGTTCAAGGAGCAGGTAGCAAGACCAGCACAGCGTTACCTAGAGAAGATCATCAACAAGATCATCAAGGAAAAGACTGATATACTTGAACTTAAGTTCAACGAACTAACTCTAACAGACGAAAACGTGCAGTCTCAGATTCTTGAGCGTTACGTTAAGACTCAGATTATGGTTCCGAACGAAGCTAGAGAAAAGCTTGGTTTGCCACAGAGACCAGATGGAGATGACCCATTTGAGATGTCTCCAAGACAATCAGCTGACGCTAGGGCTAATCTTTCAGGAAATAGACAGAGGGATGTGGAGAGAGCAAATAATTCTTCAGATGATTCTGCAACTATTTCTGGTAGAAATGCCCAAGGTGAAGGCAGATCAGCACAATAGGTGCTATAATATATATAACGATTCAATAAAAAGGGTATATAATTAAGATAGCATGACTATATCAAAGGCTCATTTCGACACTAATGGGGAAGACCTACGTCTTTCGATGCCATTTAGCAAAGTAGACAAGGAACGTCGTATCGTTTCTGGCTTTGCCACACTAGACAACCTAGACCGTCAGAATGACATTGTGCTACCTGAAGCATCTCTAAAGGCTTTCCAGAAGTTCCGTGGTAACATCCGTGAGATGCACCAGCCAATTTCTGTTGGTAAGATGGTAGGCTTCAAGGAAGACAAGTTCTTTGATCCAGAGACCAAGAAGTTCTATTCTGGTATCTATGTATCTGCTTATGTTTCTAAGGGTGCACAAGACACCTGGGAAAAGGTTTTGGACGGAACCCTATCTGGTTTCTCCATTGGCGGTAAGATGAACAAGTTCGACAATGCATACAATGCAGAGCTTGACAAGACCGTCAGAATTATTAAAGAGTATGACCTATTCGAACTGTCACTAGTTGACTCGCCAGCTAACCAGTTGGCAAACTTTGTTTCCATTGAGAAGATGGATGCAGAAGACATTGAGAAGTCCGACACAGTTCTAGAGAACGTGTTCTGGGACTCAGCTTCTGGACTAGTTCTTCTATCTCAGAATGACCTAGAGGTCAGCCCAACAAGTGGGGCACAGATGGAAAATATAGGTTTCGTTGAAAAAAATGACAGCGAAAAAACAGAAATGATAAAGTTCTTAGTTGATAGTGCTAAAGGCATTAATACTTCTAAGATGATAAAGGAGGTAAGTCCTATGACTGACACAACAAATGAGGTAGTTGAAGAAACTACTGTTGAAGAATCACAGGTCGCTCCAGAGGCAGATGCCACAGCAGAAGCAGTAGCTGAAGAAGCAGTGGCTGCAGATGTAGAAAAGTCAGCAGATGCTGATGAAGACGATGTTGCAGGCTCCGATGTTGCAGAGGAATCAGACGACATGTCTGGTACTGAAGACGACGAGGAAGAAGTAGCAAAGTCAGATTCCGTTGCTGAAGAGGTATCTAAGTCAGATGAGGCTATTGTTAGCGCAGTAGCTGATATCAAGAACTCTCTAACATCAGCCTTTAGCGATCTAGCAGTAACCATTAAGTCTCTAAACGAGCAGGTAACTGCACTAAACAAGTCTCTTGACAACGCAAATAGCGAAATCGCAGCAGTAAAGAGCGAAGTCGCCAATGCTAAGAGCGAGTTTAATGAGTTTGGAAAGAGGGTAGACGCTGTTGAGGCAGACACCGCTTTCCGCAAGTCTGGCGATCTAGGCGAGATCGTACAGGAACAACCAGAACAGGTTCAAAAATCCCTATGGGGCGGTCGTTTCCTCAAAACTGCCGACTTATTGAAA